CGTCAATAGGAGTTCTAACAACTCTGGATACATCTTTTCCAACAAATCCAGTGCTACCAAATAATTTATACTCTCCTTCCTTCATATGTGCAGCAACACTATTTGGATGCACACCTTGGATGATACAATTGACTCCGTATTGCTGTTGTCGAAAAGTTCCACTCTCTGGTAACAATATATGTGAAGGATTAACAGAAAAAGCATCTTTAAAACGTGTTATATCACTTTTTGTCAAAACAGCTCCAACACCATAATTATTATCATCTCCTCCAAGATGAAAACCTAATATGGCTGAAGGGTTCTCAACAGCAAGTACAACAGACATACATCTACATCTCCCAACACCAGGTGAAATATACGACATACCATCAAAGTGCACTTTAGTTGAAATGTCACCAGGAACAATACAGTGATTATTTGTACAACGACTATCATGTTTTATCTCGACAACTTCATTTACTTCAATGCGACCATTAGAGCGTCTGTAAATCATAGAACCAAATGGGGGTAATCTATCTACCTTATCCATAAAATACTTGGACATATCTGCAAAGTCACCAGATTTGGGGACTTCAACAACAACAAGATCACCACCGTAATATTTGCAATCATCCAGACAAAAATTGCAGGAAAAACGAGCATTCCCACAAACTCCCTGTAAATCATCTTTACGTGTGAAAATATATTTAGCACGTTTCTTTGAAACTTGATGATGTGGAAGTAAAATCATTCTACTACAAATCGCAAAAGCATCACAACTTTCACCCGATTTTGTATTAAGAACATGCAGCAAATTCTTACACACAGCATTTTTCAGTTCTACATGATTACTAGTTATAGAAACAGGTAATGGATCTAGATTAGCATTATACCACTGTTTTTTATACCAATATCGAGCCATACCAGAAAGACTCGCATAATCAACTATCGGCATTTCACTATCAGCTTGAGGATTCAATCTATATTTATCCAATATGGTATACAAATTATTATTGCCAATCAATCCTAATCTACCAATGATATAACACGCGCCAACTGAAGGAAGAATCTCATCTCTCACTGGATTATTTGTTTTAGATTTTATCCAAAATCGTGTAATGGCTCGTCTGAGAGACATATCTCGTCTTTTCATTTTCTTGATGATCAACATAATTAACATGACTGAAATTTTCCAAAGATTCCCACCGTGTATCCAAGTATCTGGTTTGTACCTATATATAGCATGTAAAAAAGTGAGCAAAAAGGTTGCTAGTGCAGGTTGCCTCGACTTCTTCACGAGTTTCATCATCTTCTTGAACATCAGTACCAAACGAACGTAATCACTATAAGAAATCTTATTCAAAATATATCTAACTAACCACGAAGCTGGAGCAAAATTAGTTGCAGCATAAGTCAGAGGAATAATACCCAATAAATTACGATATGAAAATCTGTCAAATTTCATCATAAAAAAAGATAATAAAGATATAATCCCAATAGAATCGTCTGCTCGCTTAACATATTTTGCATACCCAAACTTCTCATAAAGATACTCTACTACTGGTGTCGCTTCAATAGTACGTGGCACCCACATTTCCCAAGTCAGAAGACCTTTTGCATAAGCAAGATCTAATAATCGAGAAATTAATTTTGACACAAAATTTCCACACTCTAAAGAGAAACCAACGCTCAACTTATTAATATATTCAACCACACCATCATACCCATTAATCAAGTAGTTCACAATAACACTTTCAAACGTAAATTTTAACGTCTTCTCTACATTCACG